TGGATTACCATCTGATAATGTTGGATGATTACTGTTATTCATTTATAAACTTAATTTAAGTTTAGAAAAAATAATATTTTAACAAATTAATCTTAATCTTTAATTGAACTAATTTTTAATCAAATTAATATTTTGTTTTGAAAAATAAAAATAAGAATTATCAGAACAAAACATAACATAAAATTCATCATTATTCTCATTTTTAACTAAATAATATTCATTAAATATTTTACCTATAAATCTTCCTTTATCACATTCATGACCTTTAAATTTTTCTATGATTTCTAAATCATTAGGTAATAAATTTTCAGTTTCCATAATTAACAAAAATTAATATATTTTTAATTAAATAAATTAAAAATCAATTTTTTTATAAAAAATAATTATAATGTTTTTATATTATGCTTAGTTAGAATATGCCAAACCCCCCATACCACTCATAATTCTTAGGACATTGTAATTAGTACAGTAGATAAAAGCTTGAGAAGTATTTCCAACAATACTCAAAGGAGGGGGAGTTCTGGAAGGATCAGCATAGGGGATTTCTCTGTAGAGACCCATACTGAGGACAGTGTTGTCAATTCTTGAAAGATTGGCAGTTCCAGAAGGTTGATGTTGTTCGGGGTGAAGAGCAAAGGAGAAGACATTGACACCATTAGCAGGAGTAGAGGTGTGGTAGTTGTAAGTTTGGATAAGATTGAAGTAAGCACCTTCTCTGGGTTGGAATCTGTCTTGACCGTTAAGTTGAATAACAGCTTCAACAACAGGGTTGTAAGTAAATGTTTTTTGAAAATTATTATTAATATCATTAAGAGAACATTTTAAATGTAAAATAATATTTGGTTCTTGTTGTGTAATATTATCACTAATAACTGTATTAGTAACAATTTTACCTCCCTTTGGTTTTCTACCTCTTTTTTTCGGAGGTGGTTTTTCTTCTGGTATAACTGGTTTAGTTTCACTAATTGTAGATAGTTTCTTTCTACCCCGTTTCTTCTTTTCGGGAACAACAATGTTTTCACTCATTAATAATTGAATTGTAGAAATTAATTTAAATGGTTTTAAAATATATTATAAGTTATTTTTCTTAACATAACACGATCTACATAAAGGTTCGTATATATCAACAGAACCAACTAATATTTGTTCATTATTATGTACAGTTCTATTGCTAAAAATGGCTGTATCATTACATATGCATTTGGATGTAATTTTTTCTATAGTATCACACAATGGAATAATATCTAAAATAGATCCAAATTTTGTTCTTTTGTAATCACCATCTAGTCCAAATATATGGACTTGTTTTTTATAGTTTTCAACAAGAATTAATACATCGGTTAAATCAGTAAAGAATTGCGCTTCATCAATTAGTATAATATCGGAACTATTAATAAATTTGGTTTCATTTTCAATAAACGATTGAATTGTAGAATATTTAACACATGGTAATGTTTGATTGTCATGTGTACTAATTTCATCAATTGAATATCTATTTTCTGAAGAATGTGTTAATATGATTGATTTAAAGTTATTTTTATCAGCTTCTCTGTATGTATTAATAAGCTTGGTGGTTTTACCCGCATACATACAACCAATCGTTAGATGTAATGATGGAAAAATATTTTGGTTGTTCATGTTATAGATATATTTATATTTTGTATTTAAATATAATATTCAATTTTATATTAAATATAAAAATAATAATTAATATAAAATGAGTAATTATACACCATGGGTTGAAAAATATAGACCAAAAACATTTGATGAAATAGTATTAGATCCATTAAATAAGACGATATTAGAGAATATTATAAAGGAAGAATATTTTCCAAATTTATTATTTTATGGTCCTCCTGGAACAGGTAAAACAACTAGTATAATTAATTTAATTAAGTCCTTTCAGTCTGATAAAAATAGTAAAAATTTAATGATACATTTGAATGCATCTGATGAAAGAGGAATAGATATAATTCGAAATCAAATAAATAGTTTTGTAAATTCAAAAAGTCTCTTTAATAATGGTATGAAGTTTGTTATATTGGATGAAGTAGATTATATGACAAAGAATGCACAAATAGCATTACGATATTTATTACAAGGATATAATTCAAATGTTCGCTTTTGTCTTATTTGCAATTATATTAGTAGAATAGATGAAGCACTACAAAATGAATTTGTTCGACTTCGTTTTAATCAACTACCTGAGTACGAGATTATAAAATTTTTAAAAAATATAAATGATAAAGAATCATTAAATTTTAACAACGATTCATTAAAACTAATTCAAAATCTGTTTAATTCTGATATTAGAAGTATGATAAATTATATGCAATCTAATGAAAATTTAATAAATGATAAAAAAATTATAAAGAATGAATTATGGGATACAGTTATTTCTAGTATAAAGAAAAATGACTTGAAATACAATATAGAACAAATAAATAACTTAAGTTCAGAATACAATATAGAAAAAAGAAATATACTGAAAAATATGTTAAACTACATAATTAGATATAAAAAAGAGTATGTTAATACTGAATTATTAGATTTTACAGAAAATATAATGCATATATCAGATTGTAATCAAGAGATATTAGTGAATTATAGTATATTACAAATGAAACAAATATTATAATAGTTTTTTATCAAATTACATATTATTTTTTAAAATTAACTCTTCGTTGCTATGTTTATTATTAAAAGTCATATATGTGATTTTTAATATTTCTTCTAATTTTTTATCAGTAATTTTATGAAAAGTTTCCATGATTATATCACCTAATTTCATATCAAATATTTTATGTATAGTTGAATCTGTATTTTGTAAGTCTGTCTCTACAATATTTCCGTTCTGATCAATGATATTAATTAACTTATCAATAATAGTAGTAAGTGTTTCTTGTTTAATGATAATTTTTGATTTACTATCATAAAATAGTGCATTAGTTGGTATATCTAAACATTTATATTCTAAAGTTGATATGTAATCAACATAATCATGATTTAAAATACAACTACTAATAACATAAGCGATATTTTCAGCAAAATGTTCCATAACAAACCCACTAGAAGTAAGTACCGGAAACTTTAATTCCTTTAAGGTGGAAATAAGTCTTTTTGATATTATTTCTCGCAATTTAATATATACCTCTTTTTTTAAAGATATGTGCCAGGTGTCAAATGACATTGGAGTAGGAATATGTTCTTTTAAATGTGTCTCTACTTTCATTAATATAGAATCAGTCATTTCCATAGAATAAAATGTATTTCTAAAACAGACATAACAGCATAATCCGCAGGCGTTTCCCATATTGTATGATAATTGAAATTATTTAATTATAATTATATAACTTCAATTTTAAATTTTAAATTTTAAATATTAATTTTTAAATGAAAACGATTTATTTTTGGAATTATTTTCAGTGGGACTATAGTAATTATCCATTCGTTTCATCAACTTATCCATAAAGCTATTGGGAGGTGACATTTTACTAGGGTCAATTAATGTAGGGGTAAGACTTACCTCGGTATACTTTTCAAAAGATGAAACTTTTTTAATAGGAACAGGTTGAGATTTTTCATGAATATATGAATTCATATTATTATAAATAAAGAAAATAATTGAAGCTTTAAATACATTTAAAATAGATATAAATAAAATAATATAGATATTATTAGTATGGAAGATATAGACGATGATTGGGAAAGCTTTTTACAAAATGATGATTATGACCCCATAAATCATGATGAAGAGATAAATGAAAATATATGTAAAAAAACACAAACGAATGATGTAAAGACAATTCCTAAATGTTCTGAATTATATATTTCTACAAAAACAAACATATCATATTTGAATAATAATTGTATAAATATAAAAGATATATTCTGGAAAATTCCTATTATTAAATATCATACTCCTGCAAATGGTGTAATTAAAAAACAGATTAAATATTCTTCTACCTCACCTGATGAGGTGTCATATATATCAGAACAATTAAAATCTACAGAATGTTATGAAGAGCAAATTATTGAACATATTGAAAATCCAGATGGAAGAATTAAGTACAAGGACCAGCGTAAAATTAGTATTGGTGTATGTAAAAAGGATATTCTTAGTTATAGAAGCAAAAAAAAACGAGCATTCTTCAATTGTTTTGTAGTTATTATGCGATTATTGCATAATAATGTATATAAAGAAGTACATTTAAAAGTATTTAATACTGGAAAATTAGAAATTCCTGGAATTCAAAATGATGAATTATTATACAAAGTATTAGATTTACTAGTACTTATTCTTAAACCATATTTGAATAACGATTTGACATATTTAAAGGAAAAAAACGAAACGGTTTTAATTAATTCAAACTTTAATTGTGGTTATTATATAGACAGGGATAGGTTGCATGATATTTTAAAATATAAATATAGAATTAATAGTAATTTTGATGCATGTTCGTATCCGGGCATTCAATCTAAATTTTACTATGATAGATGTGAAGTAATACAAACAGGACAACAACCTACTCATAAAGAATATGATGAAGTGTCCTTTATGATTTTTAGAACAGGAAGTGTATTAGTAGTTGGCAAATGTCATGAAACAACATTAAATAAAATTTACTTATTTCTTAGAAATGTTTTAGAAGTTGAAAGAGACAATATTATTAGTATTACAAATGAAATGTCTACGGTAAATAAAAATAGAAAAAAGAAAACTAGAAAGAAGATTGTTTATTTCGATTCAACATATGTTAAATAATTAACAACCTTACATACAGAATAACCATGTAATATGTTTTCAATATTATCACTGTTTAATTTATTTTTAAAACTATCTATGTTGATTTTATCTTTAAAAAATTTTTTTATTAATGATTCCACCAATAATAAGTAATTAGTACTAATAAATGAATAATTGCTATATTTATTTAATTCACTTATAATAATATTAATATTTAATAATATATCACTTGTTGATATATTTCTATTTACTGCATAATCAGACACATGTACTAAATGTTCTACTATTTTATATACTTTTGTAAAAACTGTTTTTTGCATATTAATTAACGAATTTTCTTTGAAATTATTTAATTCAATATGTTTTATTAAAACAACATTATATATATCTATAAATTTCTCTAATAACTTTATTTTCTCTCTAGTGTCATCATCTTCTTTGTATTCTTTTTTATAATCGTTGTTAATGTCAAATATAGTTTTCTTATATATAAATAATGTAGCATCCTTCGAACTTAATTTTAAAAAATTGTGATTATCATCTCCTATCTGAGATATAAATTCTATAAAGTATAATATGGATTTTTGTGTATGATATATAGTTAATTCAGTATTTTTTGTATATAATAATAGCATTGCATAAATGTAATATGTGTTTTTGATTGATTTAATCATTACATGTTTTAAATAATTGTCATTTTGCATGTATATATTAGTTGCTGCACATTCTATTAAATCATGAATTAATGTAATATATTTTAAAAATAATACACATACATTAGTATCTAATGTTTCATTATAATTATCAACACAGTTTAATATATTGTTTTTCATTATTTTTATGAGAGATATTAATTTATTAAATGGTACTAAATTGTTGTTGATTATTATTATTAATGATTATTAGTATTTAAAGAAAAAATAATTATTTTTTATATATGAGTGAATCACAAGAAAGTACTGGTTATAGAATGCCTACCCAACAATGTCTTCAACATGCATTCAAACTAGCTATGGTTGAAGACAAGGAGATCAAGGCTGATTACTGGACTTCATCTTTAGATAAGTCTGTTATTATTGGTGTTAAAGAAACACAAGAAAAACTTCTCGTTAAAAGTGAAGACGAATACACTAGTCCTATTGCAAAAATATATAAGGTTGAAACTGATTATATTATTGTTACTGAGAACTCTATTTATCTAGTTTCAGCAGATATTGAATCTAGTAGAATTTCTTAAATAAAATAATTATTATAATGAATATTTTTTAATATAATAATTTTTATATATGGATAAACAAATATATACTACCGCTTATTATTCGTTATTTATTCAATTTATATTAGCTATTATTTGTACATTAGGAACATTTATTAAAATAAATGATTCTGATTCAATATTACATGAAATTCTTATTTTAGAAACAATTGTTCAATTTATTGAGTTCTCGTTTTATATATGGCTTTTAACCACATTCTCTCAAATTAAAACAAATGTTTCCTCTATAAGATATATCGACTGGTTTATAACTACACCCACCATGTTATTTTCATTAATCTGTTTTATGATTTATTATAACAATACCCATAATAATATCCCCACAGATCATCTCTCAATTATGAATATATATAATACTAATAGTTCTACTATTAACAATATATTTATTTTCAATGCTGTAATGTTACTAACCGGTCTATTAGGAGAGATTAATATTATTAATAAATTAAATGCAATGTTCTTAGGAACCTTATCATTGTTTATTTCTTTTTATTTAATTTATATGAATTTTGTAGGAGATACTTTATTGAATAAATCTATATTTTGGTTTAATTTTACATTATGGTCATTATATGGAATAGGATATATGTTAAATAATACTAATAAAAATATTACCTACAATATTTTGGATATATTTGCAAAAAATATTAATGGAATTATGATTTTATTTTATATATTATATATGAAATATTTAAACAAATAACTTATTAATATTTATATGAATATTTTGTGGAAAATATATAATTACGGAATAATGTATGTAGCTAGTATTTTATTCTATTTGCATGATACTAAATTCTTCCTACCATTAGAAGATATTATGGCATGCGAATCCCAATAAAAATAATAAATAGTAGTTTATTATTTTTATTTGTATTAATTTATTTAATTATGTAGAGATTTTCGTTTCTTTCTATAATGGTTCTTCTTTTTTTTATTAGACCTTTTTAAATTTTTTTTCATTTTTTTATTTGAATGTTTTCTTGAATGTTTTCTTGAATGTTTGTATGTTTTTTTATATCTACCACCAGACATAATTTCTTTTGGTTTAGATGCTGCTTTATCCATAACACTTTTTGGATTATCAAAAGTCCAATTCACAATAACATCGTGTTGTAAAAGAGTACTATTTCTATTATTAAATATATAATTATATATTTCAGGAGTGTATCCTAAATATGGTAATCCGTTTGCTGGAAGTGTAGATGGATGATAATTTACGTTCCATCCTAAATTTATAATCTTATTGTAAAGTGGATTCCAATTCGCAATAAAACAACTCATAGAATTTATGGTAATTGTTCCTTGCGTCTTATATCTTTGATAATTACGTTTATCGGAATTACTTCTCGATTTTGGATTATATGTTTCTGGTACATATTGACCCCCTTCAACAGTATACTCAACCAACGAATTATTTCCAAAAAGATCATCATCTATAGCACGACCATTTGCATCTATAGGCCAATATTCAAAATAAGAATCATTACTGAAATTTACATTTCCACTTGTATATTGTGAAATAGCATCACTAGTATTATATACTGTTCCTGTTGAATCTTGCATAACAGTAGTTTTTTTAACAACTTGTATGATTATACCAGGTGTAATCGCTACACCACTAACTGGTTCTACTACCAAAGCTTTTTGGTATCCAAAATTACCCTGTGATTCTAATTTTATTGCATTTGCACCTAATGGTGGTGAAGTTAATTTATATGCGATATTCATATATTTAATATATTATATATGAATATATTTTTTACACACGTCGGGAATCGAACCCGAGGCGATCGCTTGGAAGGCGATCATGTTACCATTACACCACGCGTGTTACGACGACGACAACTGCAGGACTCGAACCTACGCGCGAAATTCGCAGAAGATTTCTAGTCTTCCTCCTTAACCACTCGGACAAGTTGCCATACAAGTTTATACATTCAAACCTCTTTAAATTATTTTAATACTTAAATATATATATATGATTTCTAATCAACAATTAATTTATTTTTTTATGATTATGGCTTTAACAGAGATTTCGGCTCAATTCTTACTTAAGAAAGGATCAGAACATAAGAATCATATTAATATGTATTTTCTATTAGGAATTTTAGCAATATTAATTACATATGTTTTTCTTTATTTTGTAATGAGAACAGGTAAACATATATCTATTATTCATGCAATTCATCATACTTCTATAGCTATTATATTGTCATTGGGTGCGTTCTTTTTATTCTCTCAAAAACTTGAACCAATGCAAATAGGTGCATTGTCACTTGTAATTGTTGGAACATTTTTATTAGCTATATCTGAAAATGGACATCATTAAATAATTTATATAGACATATTTATATAAATGAAACATAGAACACGTTCCAAAAAAACGAGACAAACAAAATTAAAATGTAAAGCACATTCTAGAAAAGAAAAATACAATAAATCAACTAGAAAAAGAGGCGGTGGACTTTTTGCTACAGCTCAATGTGCGCGAAATGTTAGATATATATATATTTTAGAAAAACGGTTAGTTAATAAGTGCAATGATTATGATTGGGTTCAAGACCAGCGTAAACAATGGATGTATTTTCAGAAGGATAGAAAGGATTATGACTAATATTGTTTTTATTATTATAATATGTTAAATAATATATATTATAATAATATCTTATAGAATTTCTCTCAATTGATCGATTTGATCAGTAGATAATTTATCTGGATATTTTACAGAAAATTTTATACATAATTTTCCTATATGATTCTCACGTTCCATTCCGTAATTATCAATTACTTTTACTAATCCATCTTTAATTAAATTTCCCTTTTCATTATTAAATCTTAAATGTTTTCCACTTAAATGATTTATTATAAATTCAAACCCACATAATGATTCTTTTAATGTAATTTCTTTCTCTATAATTAAATTCAAGCCATCGCGTTTAAATTCTGATGTGTTTTGAATACTTATTACTATTTTAACATCTCCCTTTACATTATTATCTAATGCATTTCCTTTATCGCGCAATACTATCATTTCCTTATCATCTATGCCTTTATGTATCGGTATATATAATGTTTCATTTTCACATTTTCTTATAGTATCCTCAAATAACCATCTTTCAATATTTACTGCTATTTGATCACCTTTATACGCTTGTTCTAAACTGATTACTACATTTTTTATAATAGGTGGTGGTTTGTTTAAATTATTCATGTTCACTGGTTGACCATTTCTAAATATCCTTATGTTTCCCATTGGATTTCCCATTGGATTTCCCATTGGATTTCCTCCTGCACCCCTCATCATACCACTCATCATTGGGTTCCCATCAAAAAACATCTTAAATATATCATTCACATTTCCATCAAATGAATGTCCGTTCATTGCATTATTACCCATTTTTCTACTCATATCATATTTCCGTTTTTCATCAGCATCACTTAATGTTTCATATGCTTCACCAATTTTTTTAAACATCTCGTCATCTCCATTATTTTTATCAGGATGGTACCTTAATGACATTTTTCTATAACTCTTTTTAATTTCTTCACCAGTCGCATTTTCATTTAACTCTAATACTTTATAAAAATCTGTCATTTAATAATATATAATTACATTTACTTAAATACTTATTAACGAATTTAATATAATAATGAATCTTCCACTAATCTATAAATATAAACCTAAATTTTTTCAAGATTTTGAAACAAAACCTGAAATTATAGATATTCTCAATACACTTATATCTATCAATAATCTTAATATACTTTTTATTGGTGATTCAGGTTCTGGTAAAACTGCACTTATTAATGTATTAGTTAAGGAATATTATGGTAATATTAATTACAATGATAATGTACTCGTAATTAATAGCCTTAAAGAACAAGGCATTCAATATTACCGTACCGAAGTTAAAACATTCTGTCAAACTAGATCATCTATACCTAACAAAAAAAAAATAGTTATTTTAGACGATATTGATAATATTAACGAACAAAGCCAACAAGTATTTCGTAACTGTATTGATAAATATAATAATAATGTTCATTTTATATCATCTTGCTCTAATATTCAAAAGGTTATAGATAGTCTTCAATCTAGACAAATTATCATTAAACTTAAACACCTTACTAATACTAATTTTTTAAAAATACTACATAAAATAAAGAAATATGAAAATATAAATATAGATTCTGATGCCGAATTATTTATTATTAATGTATGTAATGGTTCTATACGAATACTTCTCAACTATTTAGAAAAATTTAAAATTCTTAATCAACCTATTACACTAGAATTAGCAGATAATATATGTACAAATATCAGTTTCTCTATTTTTGATAAATATACATCAGCGTGTATCGATAATAATATTAATAAATCAATAGACTTATTATATAATTTATACGATAAAGGATATTCCGTTATGGATATTTATGATAATTATTTTCTTTATGTTAAGTCTACAAATATTATAAATGAAACACAAAAATATGAAATTATTAAAATTTTATGTAAATATATTACTGTTTTTCATAATATACATGAGGATGAAATCGAATTATCATTGTTTTCTAATAATCTAGTTAAACTATTATCTAAGTAAAATATATTATGAGTCAAATTTTTAAAAATATTGCTCCCTTAAATATTCTATTTAATTTTCTTGAATCAGTATGCGTTAAAACTGATACATATTATATTTTTGATAATAATGCCTATAAAAAAGCTATTATTGATGAAAAAATAGAATCATTTTGCAGCAATATATTACAATATTACCATAAATCCAAACAATATTACGTCAATAGAGATATTACATATATTAAGTTTTGCACTGTTATTAGACAAATATGTAAATTACATTCTATTAAATTCAATACAAAAATTGTTTATAATAAATCAAAATATAACATACCATACCATATTTATTTTTAAATTCATAGAGAGATATTCCATTTAAAAATAAATTATTTATTATTTCGTCACCCGTTCATTAATTTACCTTTTCTCTCTTCATATTAGTTACACAATAACAAGTGTCTAGCAATAATAGTATTGCTTTCTAATACTTGTTCTGCATTTAATCTTGAAAACCATTGATAATGTGTTCTTCTTAATATTTCATCTGCAGGAATATACACACCAAATGCACATTTTGGTAATTGAAAATCATCATTATCGCTTAACAAATCATCTAATAAAACAGGCTGGTTTTCTATTGTTTTACATCCAAAATACTTTGCATTTAACGGCATTACAGTTTTATGCAATACTTGTTCATATAACCATTTATCATTAGCTCCTGTAAATTCTATTTCATTTGTATAGTCACTTGATACTAGTCGTTCTAAATAATTAATATATTTTTCCATAGTTAATGAACTTTTCTTACACCCCATTATTTTATTACTAGGAAAATATTCACTATATTGTGATGCATCACTTTTACATAATAACTCACCTGAAAACATATCTACTGTATTAGTTCCTTTTGAATATAAAGGCATTAAATTTTTCATGCAAATAAAAGAAGATGGAATAGTCATACCTCCATAATAATATAATACTTTGGCCATAGCTAAATCTCTTAAATGTGGTCTTAATGGATTAGGTAAATTTTGTATTTTATTACTCCATCCAGGAATAATTTTATTAAAGGATTTGTCATCAATTAAGCAAATATTAAAACTATCACCACAGTGATCAACTATCGATTTAATAGTTAAATATTGATATGGTTGATTGAAGCATTTAGTGTTTCTAGATCCATAAGAACTCCACCATCTAGCGTTAATTTCAAAATGAATCGGAATCCATAAAATCGGTTTATCACTTCTAGCTAAAGTGGAATCATTTAACAAATATTTTTTTATAAGTTCATATTCATCAAGTTTATTTTGTTTTGCCTCTTGTTTTTTATAACCTTCAAAAATAAATCCGAATACAAACAGCAATAATAATACAAAAATATATTTTGCGTAATAATTCATATATACTATTACTACAAATTTATTTTTACTTATTATAAAATCATGTTTTTCTAAATGTAATATCTAGAATAAGAAATATGAAACCTATTTAAGGGTATAAACATATATATATTAGCATAAATGACATTTTATGAAATAAATAATGTTAAAAAAATATACGATATAATTGCTCCAGAATTTAATAAAACTAGAGCATATTACTGGAAACCTATATCAGAATTTATACATAATTTACCAAAACAATCATTAATATATGATATAGGATGCGGTAATGGGAGAAATATGACATATTCTGATTACAACTTTATAGGCATTGATAATTGTGAAGGGTTTGTTAAAATATGTAACGATAAAGGTTTGACTGCAATATGTAATGAAATGATAGATGTTAAATTAACGGATGATAGTGCTGATTATATTATATGTATAGCTGCATATCATCATTTGTCTACTTATAGTAACAGAAAAAAAGCCTTATTAGAAATGAAACGGTTGGTTAAACCCAATGGCCAAATTCTATTAACAGTATGGTCTAAAAATCAACCAAAAAAAACTAGAGTTTCGTTTGATAATTATGGAGACAACATTGTTTATTGGAAAAACAAACATCCTAGATATTATTATATATTTGAATTAAATGAGATTAAATCCTTGATATATGATGTCGGATTAATTATAACAAAGCATGAATACGATTGTGGCAATGAAATATTTACACTTTTAAAAAAATAAAAAATTGATATAAATATTAAACGAATAAATAAAATAATTAACTAAAGATATGGGAAATGTATTTACGCAAAATATGGGTAATAAAGTTATTCCGCTTATAAATAATAATGCTAATCAATGTGTTATTTGTTTAGACACTATGGAAAAAGGATTATATCAAAATAAAGAAAATATCGACCCTAAACAATTATTTGTAAAATGTTTCATATGTAATTTAACAGTTCATTACATATGTGAACAACAATGGCTACACGATAAGACTTTTGTAAAATGTATTCAATGTCAAAGTGTAGGAACAGGATTTACTTCGACTACTGTATAAATATTAATATTAATTATCAATTCTTTTTAAATCTGACCAAAACTTATTGTAATTATCTCTAATTTGCTCATCTTGATTCATAAGTTTATAAGCCCTTCTAATATTTATATCTTCTTCATCTGAATGCATATTTTTTAATTTAGCTTCTTGATTAGGAAGCCATTTTGTTTCTGCTGTAATAATATCATTAGTTCTATCTCTATTCATTTCATCAATATTTGAATACTTTTTCCTATTATGAAAATCTTCATCAGTAACAGGTATAAGCGATTCACCATGAGCAGATTTCAAATCTTCAAATTGTAATTTATCAAACATATCTGATCCAAAATTTGCAGGTGTATCTCTTATTAAATCAAAATGACTATTACTATTTATTTCTTGAAATTCTTTATGTAATACAACGGCTCTCAATTCACTCTTTTTATTTTGCATATATTCATTCATTTCTGCCATGTTTGTAATTTTTCTATCTACCATATCATCATTTGATTTCAACCAATCTCCATATCCAGTTTCTTCTACATTATCTGACAATTTCATTTTTTCAAATGTGTCATTAAACCATTTATTATATTGTGTTTGATCCATTGTTTTTATTGCACCATCAATT